CGGCGTTAGAAGCTTTGGCAATAGTTGCATCTTTACTATCTTCTGAACTTAGAGTAGTATTAGTATTAAGGTAGATAACAGGGGCATCGGCATTAAACGAGCTCCCATGCTTTAAGTGAATTGAGCCCGTAGTTTGTACAAACTTACTTTCTGAAAGCTTGGTCCATTGGTTTTTACCTTGATGGTAATAACTATCTGCTTTAGAATAGAGATTTGTGGTTTGTGAATATATGTTGGTGTTAGAAAGCATGTTTAAATTAGTACCAACGTGCAAATTAAGATTTGTATTAGCTTTTAAATGCATTTCTTTATAAGCTTCTATCTTTACATTGGCGCTGCTAATGTTAAATTCTTCTACGGCAGACATAAAAAATTTACCACCAGCTTGAGCAGTTATGTCATTAAAACAATTTAAAATTGTATTACCAGTTACTTCAATATGTGCATCGTTACCTACAAACACCCTACATTGACCGGCAACTGAAACATCAGCCTGGCCATTAATAGCAATCTTTCCATTTCTATCAATTATCTCATACGAAGAGCCCTTTGTACGCTTAACAATAGAGCCATTTGAATCTACCTCAATAAAGGTACCGGTTCTATGGTAAATATGCAGACGCTCGGCTCCGGGCGTATCATCAATTTCAATTATATGTCCGGATTCGGTATTGGTTACTTTATTATAGGGATAAGTTCCACGGTAAGGTGAAAGAGGTTGTTCCCAGGCTTCTCCATTAGGTAGCTTGGCACCTGACATTCTCTCTTCATTTTTAATTTGAACTATAGTACCGTTTATTTCACCTTTAGCAAGCTTATTAACTTCAGATTTTCCAGCATATTCTTTTGTAGGGTACGTAGCGGTTGGGTCTGTAAATCCTGTTTTTACTACTGCAAGTTTATCTGTATTGTCAGCATTCTTAATATCAAAGTTGCCTGCTTTTCTTAAATAGGTGCTAGCAATCCCAGTTGAATAACCTTTATTAAGAGCAGGAAATGCCCCTGCACCTAAAGACTGAATTAAATCATTAAAGTTAGCAGGAGAAGTAGATTGAGATTTTTTATTGGTACTAAAAATGGAGTTACTAAAACTATTAACTATTGTTGAAACGCTTTGCTGAACTAGGGGTGCTGCTGCAGATGCTAAAATTCCACTTAAAGCACCAAAGTCAATTTTATTGGAAAGACTATTAGGTAGAGTATTTTTTAGTTCGTTAGATAGCCGGGAAAGTAGCTCTGTTGTAAGAGCATCACTTACTTGATTTTGAACACCAAAGTTTAAAGTGTTTGCTATATCTGTACTGTTTTTATTTTGAGTGGTTACATTAAATGGGTCATTACTTTTAGGACCAATTAAAACATTATTGTTTATATCGTTTGAAGAAGTAGAGATAATTTTTTGTGTTGCCTCACCTGAGTAGGTAGACATTACCTTATAAACAGAACCTCTAAGAATAGAGTCTGGAACATTAATTCCGGTTTTTTTAACCTGTTGAATTAAGGCTTCTTGAATTATGTCTGTAACTTGATTACTTAAAATATTCATTTTATGCAGTGCAAAGTTTTACGCAGTCAGTCTGCTCTCTGGCAAATCGATTTCTAACTGAATTTTGAATTGCTGTCCCGCTTGATTTAAATAAAGTGGTGGCATTAGCAATCTTATATTCACTTACAAGGTTTACCACGTCCTTATCAGATAGGTTACTTTTTCCTTGCAAAGGTGTGGTAAATATATAAGTAGCCTCAGGTCCAAACTGAACTGCTGTAGACCATACTAAATCTTGTACTCCTGGGCCGTAAATAGTAAGGTCTAGACCTTTGCGCTGGCAAGAAGCTATATAAACATTATAATATTTTCTCTTGACATAGTTATGTTGATCTTCATCAAACTCAGCAGTATGGGCAGCAGCTACTTGCTTCCATTTATTGTCAAACTCATTAGTAGCTGGCTCTAAACCTTCAAATTCTTTTTTAAATCTAGAACTCTTTATGTACTGTAAAACTGGAGAACCTACCGGTGATGGTCTCGCTGTCCCGTCAGGTTTTACAGGGGGTAAAAACGACGCAAATTGATACTTACCATAAGATGCACCGCCGCGATCGTTAGAGGTTCTATAGTTATTAATAGCAGCTGGGTTGTTATTAGATTCATTAGCCGCCGATGTTTGGCCTAGTTTCCACCCTGGGGTACTTGGAACACCTGCTTTTACAGGATTACCTTCAGGATCAACTACATCTTCTCCGTTACTATCTTTAAGTATTCCATCGTTGGTATTGCGATTATTAGGCAAATCTTCGGTCTGCTTAAATCCTTCTGGTGCTGCTTTTGTAGCAAAGGTACCCAACATAGCTGGTTGTTGACAATCTTCACCATCAAGAAAGAATCCCATTACCCAAGTTCCTTCTAAAGGACCGAGTGGTGAGCTACCAACCCCAGAAGTAGCAGCAGACGTAATAGGTTGTATAGGAACTGCCCACGGTAAGTCGACCGTAGGAAGTAGTTCTTTGCTATCGGTATGATATCCAAAAATACGAACCCTGCACCTACCTAATTGCTCGGGATCTAATCTATCTTCAACTACACCTATCCACCAATTGAAGCCGTCTTTATTGTATATTTTTTGCATCTTGTAATAATGTTAAAGAGTCTTTTACTACCTCCATCACCATAGTATGATCTGCTTTAGTAATACGGTGATGAATAGCTGTAATTAAATAAAAACCTGAGTAAAGTCTATCTTCTCTACTGGTAGTACCTTCATCAACAGGACCTAATTGCGGAAAAGAAAAATAAAGTATATTACCAACTTCAATATCCGTTCGGCCAGGTACAGTTAAATGTAATTTAATATTGGTCAAATCTAATAAACTAGACTTTCGATTTCCATAAATTTCGCTTATTTTTTCGCTAATGTTATTTGGAAAATTATTATATAGTTTAGGGTTTATAGGATAAAAACTAATATTAGTAGCCGGGTTTCTTATACCCTCTTCAGTAAATACTGGCACCGAGGCTGAACCTATTCCTGACGTGTGGTACTGCCCTTTGTACTCTTGAGTATAATCGTAATCATATTGTTTGTAGATTTTATTGTACACATCAAGGGTAATTAGTCTATTAGCTAAAAATCCATTGGTGTAGTTTTTAATAGCGTCATTATTTTCTACCATTTCTACATTTTTAGTAATAAAAAATTCTCTATCTACATTAGTTTGTTCATTTTTTCTTATATTAGAAGGACCATAAAAATATTTTCCAATATAATTATTATTTTCATAAGCATCTTTAAATAAATGCTCTACACTTCCAAAATAGAAAGCTTTATTACTTTCAAAAAATAAATAATTTTTTGCTATACCGTTTTTTGGTATAGCTTTGGAGGCCAGCCAGTTTAAACACTTAAACGGTGTCCAACCCGGGGAAACAAATTTAACTGAATTTTCTGTCTCATTAAGTGTAATAAACGGTGTAGATGCCGGTACTTCTTTAACTGAGTCACTTGCTTCAGATATATCATAGTCTCGGGCTGTTGCAATATATTCATCAAAAAGATTAAGAGCTACTTCATTTATTCTACCTTCAAAACTTACAAATAAAGGTAAAAGCATATCAAAAAATAACTCAACTGAGGCAAAATGAAGAACAAAAATTTGTGTATTGGTCTCTCTTACAACTTGCCTGTTGGAAATTTTAAAGACTCGAAAAGTTTTTTTAATTTTAGCTGGAAATGAAGGAGTTTGAATTTCCAGTGTTAGATATTCCTCTCCAATAATAGGTCCAAATTCAATAATATTTCTACTATCTGAAATGAGAATGTCACCATATAAGTGACTAGAAAACATATCTTCATAGATATTAATTTCTGAAATAAAATCAGTTAAATCAATAACTATGTTTTTGGTAGTAATAAGCCGCGCATCATTTATATTAACTGACCCGGCTTTTTGCAAGCCATTTTCTTCAGCCATTTACAATAGTTACTTTCTTATTAAACTCACGAATAATTGCCCCAACATATTCGGCTCTTAGAATCTTTATTCTTCGTTTTTGCTCGTTTAGTCTTTCCTCATGTACAAAGTTTGATATAGGTGTGGCGCTAGGAGTAGTAGACATTACCTCATTTCCATCTACATCTTCATAATGGTGTATACCATTTAGATTAGTATACTTTGACTCACAGTATTTAATAAGATTATTGGTAGAAAGTACCCATCCAAACCTAGGATCTAAAATTTCATTAACATGCAGAATAACCCAGTGAAGCTGAGGGTCGTTGTAAAAAATATCAGCTACTATTTCTGGAGTTTCACCGTCTTTAACATCATACTGGTCGTAAAGTGAGAAGTTATTTTTTACCTCAGACTCAATTATAAATCTTATCATTATATTTTTAACAACCTGCACCGTGTTAAGGTTGTCTAAAGTATAAAGAGTGGTGGGTAGGGATTGAAAATACATTAGTAACCTTGAATAATGGATTCTTTTGTAATTATTTCCAGCTCTTTGAATGTTAGGGACATGTTTATTTCTGTAGGATGACCGTCTTTAAAACTAGAAAATGATTCTTGACCCCCATAGGTAACTTCCATATTTTCTAATGCACAAGGTTTTAGTTTATGAAAATATGAATTAGGACCATCAAAGTAGTTATATTCAATTACAAATTCAGCCGGGTAAATAAAAAATAATTTGTCTTTTGACATCTCAGGGTGCATATGAAACTTAAATTTCTTTATAATATCAAACACCGTATCGGATTCTTGTCTTGATTTAGGAAAAAACCGATATCTAAATTGAAAAGTTCTAAAGTCTACGGATTCAAAAAGTACTTCTTTAAATGGGTTAAGCGCGGTTTTAGAAGATGCACTTATTAAAGATTTAAGATCGGTTGAACCTAAAGCCCCCGGGAGGGCAGCAAATTGAGATGCCACCGCGGCTGCTTGTTCTGACATTGGATTGGAAATTGATGATACCCCAGAAACACCGCCGGCGGCTATACCTGCTAACGTGCCTAATTCTTTCATAGCGTAATTCATGTTATAACGTACCGTAGGAGGCCCATCTACATAAAGAGAAATAACATCTGAGATTCTATTAGTGGTATCTGGCTTTAGAAGTTGATTTGCATTTAAAACCTCTCCTGCTATTACTCCAGTTGCTAAACCAGCTGCACCTGCCACTCCAGTATCTACGATCGACCTACCAACATTCTTTGCAACCGAGCTCCCTGTAGAACCGGTTTTTACATACTTAGATAGCAGATTTTTTGCAATACCAAAGCCAAGCACACCTGCACCAATCTGTGTTACTGTAGTTGCAGATGTTGCGAGCTGATCGTTGGTAAAATTAGCAGAATCAGGATCACGTGTAACTTGACCTATTACTTTATCTTGATCAAATTTAGATTTTCCACGTATATTAATTTTAAAGGTAATAAAATGTTGAAGATCGTTAGTGCCAAGATCCGAAGGATACCTAAGAAGATTAATATTATATTTATTATCTTTTCTAGCCGGGCCTGGATTAGTCTGCTCGTTATAACTTCTTTGATTTATATCTTCCGCTAAAGCCATGGGTTTTCCATAAATAGTTAAATCTTATAATATTTAGGCAAAATGTACAAGACAACTTACAAAGGAAAATATAGAATAAACAATCCTAGGAAATATAAAGGCTTGATAAACGATGTAATTTACCGTAGTTCCTGGGAGTTAAAGTTTATGAAATGGTGCGATAATAACCCTTCGGTGTTAGAATGGGGTTCTGAAACTATGATTATTCCTTATCGATCACCTATAGATAACAAATTACATCGCTATTTTGTAGATTTTTATATAAAAGTAAAAGACAAAGATGGGCAGACTACCAAATATCTTATAGAAATTAAACCAGAACGTTTTACTCAACCTCCCCCTATACCTCAAAGAAAAACTAAAAATTTTATAGAGGAGGTCTTTCAATATGGAACTAATCAAGCTAAATGGAAAGCAGCCAACAGTTATTGCGAGGACAGAGGCTGGAAGTTTATAATTTTAACTGAAAAAGATCTTGGTATATCTACGACATAAATATTAGATGGCTAATCCTTTTCTTAATATTCGTCAACAAGCTAGCGATACTGGGCGATCTCTTCAATGGTACCAGACACAAGTAAGATCGCTGGCCGCATTGAATCCAAATAAATTAATGTCTAATACACCAGCGCTGGTAAATAATGTTTTACCTGGAAATATGTATATGTTTTTTTATGAAGCTAAACTTAAAGATCAACTTCCATATTATGACATGTTCCCGTTAGTGTTGCCGTTTAGAAAAGTAGCAAATGGTTTTTACGGTTTAAATTTACATTATATACCTTACGGTGCGCGATTTAAGATACTAGGGGCATTACATGAATTTGCTACTGATGAAAAAATCAATGAAGCTACACGTATAAAAATTTCTTGGAATATAGTTAAATCTTTTTCCGTTCTTAAGCCATTACAAGCTTGTGTAAAACATTATCTTACAGATCAGGTACAGAGTAGATTTTTACGTATAAATTACCCTGATTGGATTACAGCTTCTTTACTGCCTTTAGAGCGATTTAATGTAAACAAAACAACCGTCTGGAAAGACTCAAGAGAAAGATATTAATGGCAGCTAATTTTAACTTATCTAAGTTTCAATCTGAAATTAGGAATAGAGGGCTAGCTAGAACTAACCGATTTGAAGTTCTTATAAACCCACCTCCAGCGCTAGGTACTAATTATTTTTCTATCCTAGCTAGTATTTTTGTAGAACAAACTAGTTTTCCATTGTTTAACATTTCGGTTAAACCTTTTAAAATATTTGGTCCGGCTTATCAAAGGCCTATTACATCGGAATATGGTGGGGAGGGTATACCAGTTACTTTTCATGTTGAAAGAGACATGAATATTAAAAGATTCTTTGATGATTGGATGCATGCTGTTGTACCAGATAATTTTCATTATGTAAACTATCAAGAAGAATATGTTGGTACTGTTAACTTGAGACAGCTAGATGAAGAAGAAAATGTAACTTATGAAATAGTTTTAGAAGAAGCTTTCCCAAGAAACATGAATTTAATAGAGTTAAATAACTCTTCTACTAATCAAACTCATAGACTTAATGTTATATTTGCTTACAGAAAATGGCGTGACATTACAAAAACTCAAACTACCCCGGTTGATATACCACGTTCTTTAATTACCCCTGAGCTGCCGGTCTTTGATTCTAGACCTGGGACGCAACGATGGAATTGGTCTACTGGTAATTTAGAACAAGGTACTTCAGGGTCTGATTTACCACCTTCAGCATAACAGAAGATATAGGAGATATTATGGCTTTACCCAAGTTAGAAACACCTACTTATGAGTTGACGTTACCATCTACTGGTAAAAAAATAAAGTATAGACCTTTTTTAGTTAGAGAGCATAAGATACTCTTATCCATTACAGAACTTGATAATGACGAAATATCCAGAGTGGTAAAGGATGTTGTAGATGTATGTACCTTTAATCAATTAAATGTACATAGCCTTCCACATTTTGATATTGAGTACATATTTTTACATTTAAGAGCAAAGTCTATAAGTGAAAAAGTGGACCTTTTAATTAATTGCGAATGTGAAAATCAAATTGAAGTTTCTTTTAATATCGAAGATGTTAAGATAGAAAAAAATAACGACCATACTAATAAAATTATGTTAACTGATGAGTATGGGGTAGAAATGAACTATCCTAAGTTTGACGATGTAATTGATCTATATTCGTCTATAACTCCTGATCTTGTTATTGATCTTGTCATTAATAACATAAAAGGTATATTTAATAAAGACGGTTATTGGGATACTAATGATTATGATAAATCTGATGTAGAAGTTTTTGTTAATAGTTTAACTAAAGAGCAATTTGAAAAAATAGAAGAATTTTTTCTAACTGCCCCTAAAATTGTACACACCGTAGAAGCCGATTGTCCTAAATGCGGTAAACATAACGTTTCAAGAATTCAAGGACTAAGTAATTTTTTCGTTTAACCCTTTCTCAGGATAATTTACAAAATTATTATGTTATGAATTTTTCTCTAATGCATCATCATAGATATAGTTTGACTGAATTAGAGAATATGATACCCTGGGAAAGGGAGGTTTACATAACGTTATTATCTGATTATATAAAACAAGAAAATGAAAGATTAAAAATGATTAATCAAACAGCAAAGTTTTTGTAAGGTAAAAAATTATGCAAGACGAGAATTTTAAAGAGTTTTTAAAAGGTCTTAATAACAAGACTACGGTTGATCTTGGCTTGCAAACTTTACAAGTAAAATATGATAGGGAAATGGCTGGGAAAGATAATGATAGAAGAGAAAACCAGCTCGAAGATATAAATAAAACCCTTGTTAGGATTGAAAACCTTGTTAAAATAAAAAAATCTTTGACTGGAAAGTCTAGCGTAGCCTTTAATAATTCGACTGCAGAAAAGCAGGCAGTTAAAGAAGGCTCTACTACCAATTCATTCTCTAATTTTTTTGAAGGATTTAATGAACGTAGAAATGAAATTGCAAGTTCTTTTACAGGTAAAAATCCGAGAGTTAAAGAAGAAACTTTAACTAAACAGTCAGAACAAGCAAATACTATTTTAGAAAAAGCAAATTTTTTACAAGAAGAACAACTTCAAAATCAAAAACTTCAATTAAAAGAATTTCAAAAATTTAATTTTAATTTAGAACCTTTAGGAGAAGCAATAGGTAAAATTGGTAATGATGTTACTAAAATTAAAGATAAACCAGTTCCTGTTGTTGAATCAGCGGCAGGTGGCGGATCAGCATTAGATGTGCTAGGTAGTGCTGGTAAGACGGGTATAGGTGCAAAATTAGCAGGTGGGTTTAAAGGTGCCATGGCGGGTGGAGGAGCTACAATTGCTACAGGTGCTGCTATGGTAGCAGCTCCTTTCGCTGTAGATGCAGGCCTTGGTGCTTTAGGTTTAGGAAAAAAAGAGATTGATGAAAAACAAGATAAAGCCAACTTTCAAAGAATGTCTTTCGGTGAAAAGGTTGAATCTGGTTTTGCAAGAGGTATAGAAAAGGTTGGTAGTTTGTTTGGTGGTAACATAACTAACGAAGCCCGGGCTAAACGCATTCAAAAAGAAACCGAATATCTTAATAAAAAAACTTCCGATAGTCAAAAACCTACTGTAGCAGGTGAAACATCAACTATAAGTCTTGCTACTTTTGCTCAGAATGATCCAAAGGGGTTTGAAGAGTATCAAAAATTTGTGCAAGACGAAATGGAAAAGGGTAAAAAACAAGTTGAAGAGGACTTTAAGTCTGGCAAGAAAAAAGGTGATAAAAAAGTCTTTATGGAAGACCTTGAAAGAAATGTAAAGAAGAAAGCATTGGATAAGTTTAAAGATAAAATGATGGCTGCTGGCGCTATGGAAACCAAAACTAACATAAAAGGCGAAGCCAGAGGCAAAGACGGCACTAGTAAAGAAATGAATGTTGATGAGATGAAAGCTATGAGACAGAAAATAGCTGACAAAGGACCAAGAACACAAAATCCACAATCCATTGAAACACATCAAGAAAAACTTCGTACAATGGATATGGCCATTGCTGCTAAAGAAAAAGCAGGTGAGGATGTAACTGGCATGGGTTCTGATAGCGAATACAAGCCCGTAGATACAGGAAGCTTAAGACAAGGTCAACAAGGTCTAAAGGCTCAACATGAGCAGTTTATAAAAGATACTAAGCCTGCAAGAAGCGTTAAAGAAGAAGCTCCTAAGAAAACTATAGGCGAAAGAATAGCTAGCTTTTTTGGATTTGGCAAAGAAAAAACTTCAAAAGGCAATGATATATCTTCCACTAAAGAAAAAACGGCAGCAGCATATGACCTCCGTGATAGAGCCGCATTAGCAGCAAGCCAAGAAGTAGTCTCTCCTACCTCAGTTGACAAATCTAAAATGCATCCAATGGCTAGAAGACAGCTAGAAGATTTAGAAAAATACAACAAATCCAATCAACAAGCACAACAAGCTGAACTTGCAGCTAGCAATCGATCTAGTGCTTTAGCTCAACAAGTTGCTCAAGGCTCAGCTGAAAACGTTGCAATAAGAGATCAGATGTCTAATAAGCCTGTTACTACTCAACCGGTGGTATCTAATAACGTAAGTAATAATAATACCACGTCATATGTTCCAGTAAAAGCAGACCCAAGACCTATGCATCGAGGATCTGCTTTAGATAGGTACGTTGATAGAACGGCAGCTTATTAGTCTTCGTTAGCTAGTTTAGTAAAGTAAGACAAAGATTCATCTCCATCCTCATCTACATCAAATTCCTTCTTAGGAGCAGGTTTAGCTACCGGTTTACTAACTGCCTTAGGAGCATCTTCTAGAATGGTATCTTCAGCTTTTGTAACTGAGGTACTAGCCGCTGATAGAACTTGCTCTAATTTTGCCTTAAGTTCTTCATACGATTTAAAGTGCTTAGGGTCGAGAAACTCTTGCAGCGAGTGTTGCTTATTCCAAACAGCTTCCATCTCACCATCATCATCCGATAGTGCCTGTGAAGAATCAAACTCAGACTTATCGTAGTTACGATACCCTTCTACATTACGAATTTTAAGTTTGAAATTAGCACCTTTCCAAAAATCAAATGGATTAATTGGCTCCTCATCTTCATAAGTAGGCTGCATTGCGTCTTTAATTTTATCAAAGATCTTTTTACCAAACTTATATAGATAAACTTTACCTTCGTTCTCAGGGTGGGTTGGATCTTTTACAATGTAAATGTTAGAAATATAGGTAAGGCGGCGTTTTTGCTTTCGGGCGATTTCTTTATTTTGCTCCGTTCCTGAATTCCAAAGCTCGGTATTTAATTCTGAAACTGGGTCTTGCTTGCCTAGTGTGGTAAGAGAGTTTTCAATGTACCACTTACCTGTAGGCCCTTGAAACCCATGATTCCAAATACGAACCCATGGAAATTCTTCCCCTTTAGGGGCAGGTAGAAACCGAATGACGGCATATCCGTTACCGGCTTTATCTACTTCCGGTTGCCAGAATCTATCGTCTTTTTGTGTTTCTTGTGCTGCAGGTGTCGCGATCTTTTCAACTTCCTTTCTCAGGCTGTCAAAAGCAGATCGGTTCTTTTTGAGGGATGAAAAATCTATTGGCATATGTATGTCTCCGTATTAGCGTTGTATAAAAAGTATATTGCGATTTGTCCACATAATTCATATTATAGCACATTATATAGGCAAGCTCAATATTATTTTGAGAATCTTTTAGAATCTACTTCTTCAAAATCCTCGTAATCTTCTTCTATTACGTCTTCATAATAATCTTCTTCAACGTAATCATAAAGGCTTTTCTTGTGCTTTTTACTTTTATCAGCACCTTTTACTACTCTATGGATCTTTTTTTCTCGATCCATTTCCCTATCTCTAAATTTCATTAAAAAATGCTACCCTCGTTAGTAGTTATCATTATCCTCTTTCATCGGTACCGGAATAAAAGGCCATCCAGAAACTCTTTTAGTTATTTCGGCCTGATTTTTAGCTAAAGCAATTACATATTTTTGAACTTCTTTTAATACATCAGCCATTTGAGTAATATGCTCCTGCATTATAGCAATTTCCATTTCTAATTTTTCAATTCGGGCGTCAGAAATGGTCTGTTCTTTTTCTAATAATGGTTTCATATTTTTCTTTGTCAATGGTTAAAAAAGGCGAGTATTTTTTTATAATTCTCGATAGATCTGGCCAGATTAAATCATTAACAAGTCTTTGATCTAACTGTTCTACATAGTTATTTAGCTTGTTTAAAATTACAAGAGTTTCTATAGAAACAGCATTTCGTAAATATAATTTAACTATTAGAGGGTGTTGTCCATGCTCGGCAATAAAGCAACCCTCGAGCGGTAAATTCTTTTTTTGACCTTCTATAATTACACGGTCAAACTCTTTTTCAAAAGTATAGGAAATAGACTCTATTCGTCGTTTCCAATCAAGGTAGCGATTTTTTGCTTCAACATCAAACATCCCTCCCCATCTGTCCCCGGATACAAAGTTAGCAATTAAAAAATCTACTATTTCTTTATCATTATATGTAATAGCTATTTTTCGAATAGAGAGAAGATCTTTACGTTTAAGAAACGCCTGGCGAGAAGCTTTTACGCGACCGCGTAATTTTATAACATCATACTTATCAGTGGTAAAATGAAGCTTTAAGGCCAAATAATGCCTGTATACGTCAAACTCCGTCATATTCATTAAACTGGTAACCTACCTCTCGGTTTCATTAAGTTAGCTTCTTCAGCTTCTATCTGAATTTTTTCTTTCAAAGAGGGTGTAATTAGATTAGATATACTATCAATTTCTACATCATTATGATGACAATAATCAATAATAATATCCATATACCCTATTCGCTCTTTGACTACTCTTTCCTCTATGTAAAGAGAGAATTCGGTCGGCGATCTAAACCGCTTTGTAATTAAGTAACTATCACTTATTTCGTTCATCTAAAGAAAATAAACCCTAAAAAGAAAATCTGAAAAATAAAACCTAGCCCGATTGTAATTATATTTAGAACGTCTTTTATTATAACTGACTTAAGAAATAAAAGCAATAAGGCTAACCATAAAATAACTGCAATATCTAAAGATGGAAGTCTATCAGAAAGACCAGAAAATACAGCAAAGTAGGTGGGTAAAAAAGCACAATGTAATAGAACTATTGAAAACCATTCTAATGTACCTTCTTTTAAAGAACTACTAAAAGAAAGTATTTTTTCTTTTATTACGTCAACATTTACTCTAGGAACAGTTTTCATCCTGGCTCTCCGTAAAAAATATGTCTGCCTATTTTAGCAACTCTAGGTTTTTTCCATTGTGGATGAACGTAGTCAGCGTGGTAGTAATAGGCTTGTTTAATTGAAGGTAGTCTAAAACCTTCTAAAAGAACTTGTTTTGCAGCAATCAAAGACTCATTGTAAGCTTTATTATTAATATCTTTGGTTCGGGGACCAATCTCACAGTACCAAGAAAATTGGCAAATTACTTTAGAATAAACTATATTTTTTTGGTAAACTACTTCACATATATCCGAGGGCCATTTTTGATTTTCAGAACGGTTTACGGTAACTTGAGCAACCGCTATTTTTCCTTCAAATGATTCATACCCTGCTTCAAAGTAAATATTATCTGTCAAGCATTTTAGTTGTCTTTCTCTTTCCGAAAAAGAAAAGAAACTACCATTACTTAATCTTTTTAGTTCTTCAGCCTTCAAATTGTACATAGTACTAATTAAAATTATTGTAAGTAGAACTATTCCAATTCTTATTAGGTTGGTAACCATTTGTACTCCTTCTTAGGGGGAACAGCAATAAGCCATCCCCCGGTCGTTAGATTACTTCTTGGTAGAAGTTTTTTGTTCCTGTTGAATTTGTGAAACAAAGCCGTTTAAAACTTGCGCTTTAGTGATAATATCGGCTTCGGAGGGATATGGAGGGTAGCCAGGGTGATCGGGCATTGCTCCACCATTGATTTTAGCAATCTCACATTTTACTGCATATTCATTAGAAATTTGTTCACGCTTACCATAATAATCTTCACCTAACATTTCTCGTGCCATTTTTAATAACTCTAGACGAATCTCAAACGGTGTCATATTACTCATTTTTATTTTCCTTGTGTTGTGTGTGTAATGGGAGCTTTTACAGTGCTCCCTAAACTGCACAACTAATTACTTCTTAGCTGCTTCTTTCTTTTCGTCCTTCTTTGCTGGGGCCGCAGGGGCTTCCTTTTTTACGTCAGCCTTTTTATCGTCTTTTTTAGCAGCAGGAGCTTGCTGGGCAAAAGCAACGGATGCAAAAAGGGCTGCTACGGTTGCGGCTGTAAGTTTAGCTATTTTCATATAAATCTCCAAAGTTTAAGTTTAACTGCACAAATTTAGCTCGTTACCTTAAAGCAATCCAAAGTCAAGAAAGCTTGACGGGTGTTGCATCTGGTTTTTACTCACTAAAAAATTTTTCGGCTCTTTGGGTAATAAGGAAGAGCCGAAAACCCCATCTTACTGTTTAGGCAGCAAGAGCAAAACGTTCATCGTTTGCGTTTACTTTGTTTCACTTTTAACGTCTATCTGGTGACGGACCGTCTGTCTTTTTACTCACTGCCCTGTCGAAACCATGACTGGCCCATCATAAACATACTATTGAACGTTGTCATGTATCCATTTCCAATATTCTTCAACTGACATAGTTACTCCTAATTTGTTTATGGTGGACCAGGCGGGAGTCGAACCCGCGTCCAGAACACTTTTCGATCAACATCATACGATCATATTAAATTATAATATATTTATTTATAATTGCTACGTGACTTTGCTGGTTGAAAATCTTCACCTGCTGCAATTAAACAAAAAATATTTTCTTTTGAAATTTCTACAAAAGTCCATGATTTAGTATCTGGGTTCACAAACAGTACAAAACTATTACTATAGGATGTATCATTGTTTATAAGCCTATCGCTTTTACCTTTAGCAAAAGCTTTTTCTCCATGGGAAGCAACTGCTTTAGAAACATTATCTACTTGCTTTGTACATACTACAGGAAGTTCAAGTAAAAATCCTTCTGAATAAACTGGCAAGGTTAAAAAACAAGCGGCGATAAAAAGAAAAGTTTTTATAATGTTCATTATTTAATTATATTAAAAATTGAAGTTACGTGCAACTGTTACTTTAATGTTTCTTCCATTCTCTATATTCATCCCGTAAAAAAATAAATTTATCAATCCAATTATCACGCTTTTCTTTAAATACGTGCACTCCTTCATCATCTACCGCCATAATAATAACTAGGTTACTTACTGGTATTTTTGTTCTTTCTTCAAACGCTACCGCATATGCTGAACACTGCATAAAGTAATGCTGTATGTGTTCTTTTTGTTTAATTTTACTAGATGTTTTGAAATCTACAACAGAAAGCTTACCCTTGTATTCTGCGATACAGTCTACTGTACCTGCGACCTCTAAATGATCAGAATAGAGCGGGGTTTCTAAAGCATGAATGTTATTAATTAGCTCCAGTTCCGGTTTGATATCATACCAAGTAACACTGTCAAGGGAGGACATATCTCCTGTTGGTTCGTTTTGTAAGTATCTTTCACAAAGGGTATGGATTCTTGTTCCTCGTCTTGCAGCGGTGGAGGATATTTTATTGGCGGTTTCTGACCCAACTCTTTCTCTCCACTCCATGATTGATTTCTTTGTGTGCAATCCCGTAACCGATGTGACGGAAGGATAGGCTCTACCCGTCGGTGTTTTGTAGATTCTATCCCCGTTATTATTTGTGGTACGCTCCAACTTTGGATAATCATGATGTATATGTGTAAACATTAAGCAATTAAACCTGGTTTATAAACAGTCTTACCGTTTTCTTTCATTGCTGTAAGCGTTTGACATTTAAGGTTTTTAGAGTCGTAAGATACATGTACCCATCCCGAGTCAGGAATACCGGGGGTATAAAATTCTAATATTACCTGTGTAAAATAAAAATTATCGGCAATATATTTAGCAAGATCAGCGTTCGGGATACCAGGAATTTCTATATCAGCTGCTTGTCCACGACAGTGATCGGATGTTTTAGAACCTCCAACCTTTGCATTTACTTCTGGATGACGAAATCCAGAATTTACTTTAATACCACGGCCGTATGCATTTCGAATGGGTTGGAGAATATTTTCACATAATACTCTTAAGTTTTCAATTTCTGCTTCCCCAGGTGTGTTGTCCATATCGTATCTAAGGGCGGTCTCGCTTTTAATCATTTCTGATAAAGAGAAATTTTCGGTTAATTGCATTTTATACTCCTATTTTTTCTAATACGTTTTTGTTAAATAATTCACTATACTTATAGTTAGAATTCTTTTTCGCTTGAATGGTTTTCTCAGCAATAATATATAGTTCTTCTATACTAAAATTATGTATTTTTTGGCAGAATTCTAACTCTTTTTTGACTATTTCCTCAGGAAATTTATTAAGGCCCCATAAAATATAACTCCACAGCCCCCATCCAGGATGACCAATATAATTTAAAAAATCTCTTGAGGTAGGTAGTTTAGATTTACATGTTTCTAAGATATTAATTACTTTTTCAGTTTTAGTACTTCCTTCACTAATAAATTTCCAAAACGGTGTATCTGTTCTTCCACCCATGTAATGTATTACGAGAAAATCTCTTATATCGTCATAAAGCATAGACATACGCTGATTGTAAATATTTTTTGACCCGGTATTCATGGTCTGCTCTTTTGTATCTTTTATTCGTTCATACACCAGATCGTGTATCTGAACAATAGTGGAATGTATGGATTGTGCTTCTAAGGGCTCGGTAAAAGCAGCACAAAGCCCTATAGCTACCGTATTGTTTTTCCACATATCTTTTTGTCTACCAGAAACAAATTTAATTAGACCTCTAGATTCAATTTTTCTACCAAGTTTAGATTCTAATTCACGTATTGCTTGCTCGGGTGTTATAAATTTATCACAAAAAACATACCCCATTCCTTTTCTATTTTGAAGAGGAATGCACCACATCCAACCTGCGTCCATGGCAGTAGCTTGTGTAAAGGGGTCAGGGGTTTCTCCCTCTTCATACTCTAACCAAAATGGAATAGCAGAATTTACCGGAAGGTTTTGGCTATAATCAACCCATTCACTATTAAGTTTGGACATTAAAACTTTTTTAAAACCGGAAGCATCTACAAAAAAATCACCATTTACTACCTCATTACTAGAAAGCCTTATTGAACTAATATCCCCGGTACTGTCTAGAAAAATATCTTCTACCTCACTATCAAAATACTTAAAATTAGTTTGTGTTTGAAGTACCTCTTTAATGTATTTACCAAACTCATATGTATCTATATGAAATGCAAAATTTATATTTTCTAAGTTATTGGTATCTTTGTTTACAGGAGATAGATCTTCTTCAATAAAGGTACCTAAAAAACTTGAAAGATGTTGAGTTTCTGGATCAAATAAACAATGCCCATAAGCTAAAGCATAATCTGGAACTAGCTCCGATGTTAAGCTCCCATCAATAGGGGCTATAAATGTATTACCGTTAGCTGACCAATTAACAAATTTAATTCCATATTTTAATGTAGCATTACATTGACGAATAAACTTATGAATGTCACAACCGAAATTATGATAAGAGTTAGATAAAATACCCGTAAGTAAGCCTGTAGTGCTTTCCCCTACCCCTATTATTCCTAATTTTGATGATTCAATTAAAGTGACGGTATGATTTGTATGTACTTTAGAGATCATTAAGGCGGCGATCCAACCAGCTGTACCGCCGCCTACAATAACAATGTTCATGCGCTATATTGTTCCTCGTATTTCATCCTTGCTATAATGTATTCTTTTACTAAATTGGATCTAACAATATCATTAACTTCAAATTCAATGGTCTTCATTGAGGGCATCATATCAGCAATAACCATAAATTTTCTCAGACCTGACATATCTTGTTTTTTATAAAGGTCCGTCTGTCTAAAGTCACCGCAAAAAATTATCTTACTTCTGTCTCCTACTCTAGTTATTATACTGTTAATTTCCATATCAGTCATGTTTTGGCACTCATCTACTATTATAATAGAATCATCTAGTGTAATGCCACGTACGAATGACGTAATCATAAATTGTATGGCGCCTTGTTCTAATAATCTTTGATACGCATCTTTTTTATTAAAGAGATTAGAACAAATTTCTACATAAGGTTGCTGATAAACTTCGGTTTTTTCTTTTTCATCTCCAGGTAAGTAACCTATTTCTCTAGAGGGTACTGCTGATCGAACTATTACCACTTTGCTATATGTTGTTGACTTATCTAATACTTCTTCCAATGCTCGATAAAGGGCAATGTAAGTTTTGCCTGTACCTGCTACCCCATGCAGAAGCATTAAAATGGATGTTTTGTATTGCTCAAAAAATCTCCTTTGGTTATCAGTTAATGGACTTATTGTCGTAAGATCTTCAATTTTTACTTTTAGTTTATTATTAATTAGCGTTACTGTAGGTTGTTCAAAAACCTGCGGTAGTGAAGATGCTTTTCGCGCCATATTTTCCTCTTTAAAAACAAAAGGGGAATCAGTAGCTACTGTCCCCCTTTTTAAAAAACACAACAAACGTTTTTATGTTTGTCATCGTCTGGATAATTTGTTGGATAAATTACTCTTGTAGTTATTTTGTGCTATTTTCGATAGAACCTCCCTGAACCCGTTATCATGGGTTCTAATACCTAGACGAACAGAATCTCCCAGATTTGCTGCTTGACCTGGTTCATGAAAACGTTGAAGATGGGGATTATCACGAATGAAATCATCATAGTGAGTGATGCCGAAATAATGCTCTTCGACCTGATTTGTTTCACTGTTTAAAAATGTATAACGTGGCATAATTTTATTTATAAGAACCAATGTGGAATTTCGCGCTTGGTCCATTTAGCAAAGGACCGTTTTGACCCTCGGTAATAATTTCTATATGATTCTACTGCATTGGAGGTTTTATATTCATCTGGCATGGCTGGAGTTGGATCAGATATCCATGTTAACCTTGGAATATTTTTTGGAGAATTTTTTAAAATTTCTAATAAACCTTCGCGCTCAACTTTATGTATTTTTTCATAGCGAAAAGTATACTCAGCACATAGCTCTTTAAGAAGCATCCAAAGCCAGTCATAATGGGTTTTAGAAGCACGAACCCATAGCGCAGAAGGATGATTTTTATGTGTAAGTTTATATATTGGTTTTATTACTTGATCCCCATCATACATGTGATGGGCATTAGAAAGAAGTTGTGCAGATTCAAGAATCATTTTTACAACATGCTTATCACAATGTTGCTTGGCACATTCTTTAGGTACATTACTTAAATAAAAAATATTCATTCTATAACTGCGTTATTAATAATTTCTTGAACTATAGATCTAAATCTATCGGAAAAAATGTCAGCTTCAAGAGCGCTTTTAAGACACTTGAGCGCGGTGGATGGTTCAACTGTACTTATATCGTCAGCACCGTACTTAGTTTTTTCTTCAAAAAAGGTATTTACACAAATAAACAAGACTGTTATTTGTTCTTCATTGTATAGTGGTATTTTTTCTACTTTATTTTTTAATAACGGGGTAAACTGTAGTATTTTTGCCGACATTAAAATATACGCTCAGAAACATGTACGTCAAATTCTATTTTACAGCCTCTTTTTGTTTCTTGCAAGATACTTTGTTTTTTATTTTCTAACTCTTCTAAAGATTTAAACACACCTACAAATTCAGTCTTTTTGTTACGGCCCATCTTGTCTAAATTTTTCTTTTCCAGAACGTAAATATCTATCATACATCTATTTTAGACAAACTAGTCTCACCTGTAATAGTTTCATACATATTTTCAAACTCTTCGTTATCTTGAACTTCTCTTGAGAAGTTGCGTTTATGAAAAGTTCTAGCCATTTTTCTAAAGGTTTTTTTATTAATAGTATACTCTTCGCAAATTTTATTAATTGCCTCTTTAATAAAGTCTCGCTCACCTTCCGTACGAGTCATACTATTGGAAATTTCCTCTAAACATTTTTTTATAGCTTTTTTAATTTCTGGATCATTGGGAATAGACATAAGTACCTTTATCTTCTCATATGTGCAAGATCTACAGCATCATCTTCTTTAAATACCGGAACAAAATTAGACTTATGCATTGAGGCTATCCCTAGCATGTTATTACCAGTATAAAACTCTTTTTTAACATTACAGATTACTGCACCAGTAACGCCGGAATCTTTACTAGGAATAAATTCAGTCTCTCTAATAAACTTTTTCGTTACTACCACCGGGCTTTTATCTTTACCGGAAAGCACGGACTTTTTACCCAATGCTACTTTATGAGTTTTACACCAGGTAAGGTATTTTTCTCTATCTTTTTCTTTTTGTTTTTTAGTTTTTTTAGACTTAGTACTTAAATAAATTAACATAATATAGCTCCTTTTAATCTATTATAACTTAAAATGAGTTTGATTACTAGTGTTACGTTTAATCATACTATACCACCTCATGTCCGGTACTTTATCTTTTTGAGGCCCTTCAGATTTAAAACTCCAGTTATGCTCTATTAGCTCTTTTTTTACAAAGAATCGACTTAAGATTTTTCTAAGGAAGCCAATTCTTTTTTTGTCTTTTTTAATTTTTTTTCCTCCATTACTACCTCTACAGGTACCTCGGAGGGCGGCGGGAGACAACCTGGGTAAGCCGCATCAATTAACTCTCTTGTAATAGATTTGTATAAGGTACCAAGTTTTCTACTTTTAGCAGCCAATAAAATTTCTGCCTCAGAAATATGAAGTCCCTCTAACATCTCTATAAAAAGTGATTCTTTTTTAATATTTTTTATATTAATGTTAGGGTCCATCCAAATATAAAACCGCTTAAGCTCAGTTCTTAAATTTGTTTGCTCATACCCCATAGGGCGATCGGCCTGTCTTTTATAAGGAGGATCTCCGTCAGGAAGATTCATTTTAATTCTATGATCAAAATTAATTCTCATAATATCTGGAATTAAAGTGGATTTAGTTTGTTCATGAGCCCACCTTAAATAACTAATTTTGTCTTCTTGTGTTTTAATTTTTTCTAATTCTGTAAAATATTCAGATAAAAGCATTTTAAAATTCCTCTAAATGTTCCATTAAGTGTTTCATTTTATTTTCAATAAAAAAAGGTAGTATCAAGCTTCTGTCTTTAACCTTATAATTATTAAAGGTATTTATAATTTCCTTTTCTAAAAGCTCGGGTATTTGTGTTAGATCTATTAAAGATTTATTGCGATCATAATTACGCTTAAATGTAGTATCTTGCGGCATACTGGATGGGGTCTCAACCCACTCTTTTAATTTCTTTGAAGAGATCGGTCTTTGACGTTCCCCTGAAACTATGGCGTCGTCCTGTGAAAGAACGTTAGGTATTCCATCTCCCCTATCTCCTTTGATAATATGTTCTAGTACATATTTCTCTGGGATAATATCTGTCTTAATAAATTTTTTCAGAATAGGTGAGTATTGCTTAACGTTTTTATATTTTTGAAGTTGTATGAAGTCATGATCACCAGAAATAATTAAGACCGGCTTAGGCTCAGAAAATATCTTTCCCTCCTCTACATAATTGTCTTGTGTCCATTTACAGAGCGTAGCAATAATATCATCAGCCTCAGCGCTTTGGACTTCTAGAACTCTGTAAGGAAAGAAATTAATTATCTCGTCCTTTATTTGATTAATAGAATCAAAAATTAATTTCCAGTTATAACCTGATTCATCCCTTGCCCGTTTACGATTACCTTTGTAGTAGGGAAATATTTCTTTACGCCAGTATTTTTTATTATCGCAAGCAATAACCAGCTCACCGTAGTCACCTTGAAATTTTAGCTTATGACTTCTTATAGTGTTAAGCACCATATGACGAAGAAGATTAATATCAAGTTCGACGTCCTTACGGCCCCCTATCTCAGCCATTAAATTAGAAATAATGGTCTGAGAATAATCTAAAATAATCATTATTTAAATGCTCGTAAAAGAACGCACTCTTCATTTATTCGACCATTTACCTTAGACTCTTTAGTTGAAAGATCGGTAAATAATTTTCGTAGCTGAACTTTTCCGCTAGTTAATACTGCTGGGATAGTTACTTCAGGTTTTCGAAGCGCTTTTTGTTCGCACATATCAGGGTCGTAGTTTTGCAGAGTAGATCCTTTCACTTGTATGCCGGATGCAGAATCAGTACGGTAAACAGATAGTTTCTTGTACTTAGTATTATATACCCATACCTGCGAAGCTCCAACTAATTCTGTTGGAGAGATTGATTTTATCTTAAGTTCACTATCTTCTTTTTTAAACTTAAGTTTAGAAGTCTGCTGTAGTGGGGACTTAGCTTTTTTTATTCTAGGTTTACGATTGGCCTTTTTAAACTCACCATATCGATTTACGTCCTCTAACCATTCTCCCATTAGTTTAATTAATGCAGTAATCTTACGTTTACCTAGATTAGAGTAACCTTCTTTAACTAAATCATCAGTTGACTCATAAACCATAATATACTCGGCTGCTTTTGACTTTATAAAAGTATCTATAAACGGAACATATGGCTGTGGAATTTGCCGATATTTTAAATCCTCAAATAGATTTACAGGTTCCTGCCCAATTAAAACAGCATCTATGTAACCTTCAACCTCACCAAGATATTCGTTTACTTTTTCTTGCATAAAGTCTCGCACTGAAGGTTTAGAAACTTTTTCCTGTTTTTCCGCTTCAAATGGTATTTCTTCTTTATATAAAAATAAATTTTGAAGGTATTCTTCTAATTTAAGATTATCCTTTTTAGTAAGAATTGTTCCGTTGCTTACCATTCTAGCCAACCACCCGTAGGTAGTTTTAATCATACTATCCGGTACGGTATCAAAAACTTTTACTAACTGTTTGTTATGATGAAGAACATAGGAACGAAGATAATTCCTAGCATCTTTTTTTTCTTTTTCCTGGTTATACCAGTTAAAAGCGGTAGCTAGCTTGCTGGTGTAGTCCGAGCTTTCAAAAGTAAATACAGCCGGCTCGGACCCGTAAGGAGATAAAATTTTGCTCATTTTATAAAAATTTTATAGATGTTATTGTATCGTATCGAAAAGAACGCCATTCTTGTTTTACAAGATCAAATGCAAAACAAACCTCATCATTTATTTTTCTATCAGTTTTTTTCTCATACAACTTTACTAATTCTAATTTAGTAGTACAATTCATTTCACGAACTGTTCCATCTTTTTTAATAAATGTAACTAATGTTGGCCCATACTCTAAATGATGTTTAAGCCATTCTCTAAATATTTTTTTATCCTGTTCGTTAAGAGTTTTATAAACTTGACCTTCGCTCATCCTGTCCATTATCTACCTCTATTTCAATGTTAGCATCGTCCCATCCATGCTTCCAAGCATCATAACACCCTGAATCAAAATCGTAGACGTATGGGTTAACGTAAATATCGCTCATACGAGCATCCCAGCCCTGAGTATAGCATCTACTATAAGTATCATCTACTTGAAATAAGCTCATATAATTATTATAAGCTATTAAAACCAAAAAAACAAGAGTTACTTTCTACGTTTAAAGACCTTATCTAATATGTCTGTTGGTATTTCGTAAATTTTATTTTTTTCTACAGTAATATTTTTATCTTCTTGTGGGTAGGTATAATCATTAATTATTTTTTTAGTTTTTCTATCTATTTTACTAGACTTATTAATTTTTTTGGCTAACTGCAATTCTCTATTAGCAGCAATAAGAAGAATGATAGCCAAAGGATCGAAGACAAGAACAATTAAAATTATTACCGCTCTGACAGCTGCTTCAAGTGTGCTCTCAGACGACTCTCCGTAGATAAGATCAGCAATATACTTGATTGGTCCAACTTCAGCCGCAATTCGTTTTGATTCTTTTCTAAGCGGACTTGCTTTAAGACTAAGATCCTTAATAGTTGAACTTGCAATACTAATTTCAGAAGCCAATCTGCGACGTTCCCCTGTTTGTGAATTACGTAATTTGATAGCGGCTTCTGTATCACTCTGATCAACCAGTCTATCGAGAGCATTAAGAGATCGTTGAGCATTTTCCATCCTTCTTTTTTCAGAGTTAATTTCGTCGTCAATTATTCTAAGCTCAACGAAGGAGTCTGCACCTATAATTGATTGATCAATATGGGCTTTAGATAAAAAACCAAATATACCCATTGACGTAATAAAGGAAAGAGTAACTACTGCGACTAGGAAATAATACTTCATAGATCGAGCAGAAGATTTCCAGTTACGATAAAGCCAGGAAGCGCATACTAGCTTGGCAAGCTCTAAGCTAATACCCATAATCATAATAGGAATTTCAGCTGTCGGAAAAATCGCTACTAAACCTACTATTGAATAGTAAGCTGCTACCGTTGATAAGAAGAAAGCGGTAGAGAAGAGAAGGTAAATAAAAGTCATTACAGTTTATTAAGATGAGATCGATTCACTTTTACCATTATCCATGTATTATACCATAAATCTCGATTTTCTAAAACTTTTTGAAGAAACTGTTCTTTTGCTTCTAGATAGTTAGTAACACCCTTAGATTTACATAGGTGTATAATTTCACGTGTAAAGTTCTCCTTACCCGATATCTCTATATCTTGTTTTAACTCTTCCGATGATGACCAGTAATCTTTCCAGTCACTCTCTGCCTTATATCTTTTACGAACTTTGTTTACTTGTTTACGTTTAGAAGAGTAGAAGAATTTTTTACCAATATACTTTCTACCATTGGTATTATTTGTAATAATGTAGACAAAACCATAATTATCACCAGGGTCAGTAAGAGGTTTATCTTTATAAACCCATTCATTCGTCAAATTCTGTATCGTCATCTTCATTCTCTTCTATACTTGAGCCACAGAAAGGACAGAAGTTAACCTCATAATATGTTTCGTCCATAGTGTGTTTTATTTTAAAGTCTGCATCACAATTTTCGCAGGTGTATTTAGTTGTCATTTACTTGTTGTACCTCTACCATGCATTGTTTTAAAAAATTTAGACCGGACTCATCTCTATAATTATTTTTATAAAATACTTTTTTTATTCCTGCAGTGTAAATTATTTTTGCACATTCAATGCAGGGGGAATGTGTAATGAACATATCAGCACCTAGCCCTGATTCGTGGTTACGGGCTAATTTTGCAATAGCATTGGCCTCGGCATGAATTACTTCGGGTTTAGTTTTAAGTACATAAGTGGTACCGTCTTCTTCTAAACCGTCATATTGCCCGGGTGATGTAAAGTGCTTATACTCACATTCATTTGTCCAACCGGAAGGTGTACCGTTATACCCAATACTAATAACCCTATTATCTTTTACTACTATCGCTCCAACCTTTAATCTAATAGCATGAGATAACTGGGCGTAAATTTCAGCTACCCTCATGTGTGCATCAATAAATTTTTGCTTCATGTTTTTTTCTAAAATCTTCTTGTAAGCTATCTTTTCTTTCCCATGCTAGTCCGAATTTATTAAATAATTTAAACCACATCCATCCAATATCAAACTCCCACCATTTTCTACTTAATTTAGGATTAGCAGGTTCGGCGTGATGATTGTTGTGGAATTCTTCACCACCGATGATGATACCCAAAATAGAAATATTACGAGATTTATCTTTTGTATTTGTATTACGATATCCCCACCAATGACCGATTCCGTTGACTACCCCCGCCGCCCAAAATGGGATCCAAGCCATTTGAATTAACCAAAGAACAATACCCCAACCATGAAATAATAAAACATTAAAAATTAGAAGTAGTGTAAATCCTAATTTATGGTATCTAGAATATAATTTTTTTTCTATCCAGTCTTCCGGGGTTCCAACCCCATACTGATCTACCATTGTTTTATCCTTTGTAGCATTAGCATATAAAAATGCCCCTCCAAATAAAACATGCATAATTCCATACACATGTGGTGAGTGTGGATCTTCAGGCTTTTCGCATAATTGATGATGTTTACGATGAACAGCAACCCATTGCTTTGTAATCATCCCAGTTGTTAGCCATAGCCAAAATCTCATTATGTGCGACAAAGCTGGATGAAATTCAATTCCTCTATGAGTTTGCCCTCTATGTAAATAAAGTGTAACACAGACAATTGTAATATGAGTCATTACTAGAAGATACAATAATTCTACCATTATGGAATTACCTTTTTTCTGTAGAGTTCTTCATTGCAGTCGCTGAAGAAACTTGTTTAGTATCTGTTGGGAGCGTGTTAAAGTAACACGTTCTAATCTTACGCTAATGTTTGATCGTAGTAAAACTACATTACTGTAATGAAAACTTTTTCTTTTGTATTTCCAAGAATGCCGGAATGTCTCTACTAACATTATTACTAGCCAAATTGTACAAAGAAGCATTAAGTGAATTAAACCTAAACAAAAAAATAAAGTAAAATTTACACCCCATCGCAACCTGTTCATGTTAATTCACTCTTTTTTAAACTTTCCGTTGACATATGAAAAATTATATTTGATGGATTAGGAGATAGTTGCAATTCAAAGTCGTCAAGAGAAAAAAGATACATCATACTTATTTGTTTAGTAAGCTGGTGATCGTAGTTAAATTCTTTCTTATCTCTATTAGTTTTATTTACTATGGCAAATGCGCGATTAATTACACTAGTAAGGCCTTCTTGAATGAGAACATCTAGGGTCTTTGCTAATGATTCAGTTGAATTACAAAGATCGTCAATCATTAAAATAGGTTTATTATTTACTCGGCCTTCAATCCAATTTTCTAAGCCGTACTCTTTTTTATTTTTTCTTACTGAAAAAGCATTTATGTCTAGCCCATATCCTTTTGCAATAAGTGGAATTCCTGCCAGCATTGGTGTAGAAGCTGTTTCCATTCCACATATTTGAAAATCAAAACTACCTAATTCCTTTTCAGCTTGATACAAAAACATTTGTGAAATTGCTGACAGAAAAGTGTGGTTAAATAATCCTCTACGTAAGTAAAATTGCCACCGGTAAAACGTACCTGGTGCCTTCCCTTTTAAAGGAGGTTGGTCGGGATGCACACGGTAGATACATTCCTCGTTAATGTACTCTTTTACCCAGGTATGCAGATCTTCGTAAATGTCATCAGATATAATCATTTTTTCTCAGTTTGCTTTACCCCATACATCGTCCCAAGTACCAGAAAGAGCCCCTTTGGCATAATCTGTTGCTCGGTTTTCAAAGAAGTTTGTATGGGTAGGGGCATTAATCATTTCTTCTACCCAAGGTAAGGGATTTTTCTTAACTTTAAAAATTCCTTTCATACCCATTGAAATTAGTCTTCTATCTGCAATATAACGAATATAAGTCTTTACATCACTAATAGAAAGATTTTCCATTGGACCCATTTCAAAAGCAAGATCAATAAACTTATCTTCAAGCTCTACCATCTTCTCTGCAATAGTATAGATTTTTGATTTTAACCCATCATTCCAGATCTCTGGATTTTCATGTATGTATGTTTTAAAAAGCTTTAACATATTTTCTGTATGCATGGTCTCATCAACAATAGACCATGTTACTATCTGCCCCATGCCCCTCATTTTCCCATGTCTTGGAAAGTTAAGCAGCATTATAAAGGAGGAAAAAAGCTGCATACCTTCCGTAAAGGCTGAGAAAACTGCGATATGAGTAGCGGTATTTTCTTTAGTAGAATTTTGACTAGATATGTTAAGAACATACTCATGTTTTTCTCTTAGCTGATGATATTCCATAAATTCATTATACATGGTTTCAGGAAGACCAAGCGTTTCAATAAGATGTGAATATGCTGCAATATGAAGGGCTTCTCTTGCTGCAAAGCCCATTAACATCATTCTAACTTCAGGTTGTGGGAAGTAGGGTAAGTAGTTTTTTACATAACCCCCTGCCACGTCAATATCACCCTGAGTGAAAAACCTAAAAATATGCGTGAGAAATTTTTTTTCTGACTTGGTTAACTTTTTTTTCCAGTCTTTTACATCTTCAAGCATTGGCACCTCAGTATGGAGCCAGTGGGATTGTTCGTGTTTTAGCCAAGCATCATAAGCCCAGGGGTATTGAAAAGGTTTAAAATAAGAGCGCTCGTCAGTGAGTAGTAGTTTTTGTTTTGTCATTAGGAATAAAAATTTGCCTTTATTAGTTCTGCTGGTGTATCCATACGCATGAATGGTGGTGGGTCGTTATACATGAAGTTTGAAATAAAATTAAGCGTAAGGTACTCTTTTTCATTTTCTAAAGTTTCACCTCTTACTTTTCGCCACATTCCGCTTTCAAATAATACAAAGCGGTTAAACTTATATTCTACATCTAAAGACTTTATAAAGCAACTGTTATATTCATCTTTAATAATATCTAATTCGTCTTTTTCTACCGAATTAGATATTTTACTGGTTATTTCTTTTAACCTATCTTCATTTTTAAAAGGATACGTATAGATAGTTACTGCTGGGCCCGGGGGAAGATCAGGAGTTAAAAAAAGTAATCCTTCAATTATCTGATCATTTTTATATACCCAAGAGTCGGTAAATTTATTTTTTTCACGATAAAAAAATATATCTTGCTTTGCTTCTAAATTAGTTTTAGTTAAATCATAAAATAAAGAATAAATTCTAGCTGCTATTTTATCACTTATTTTTTTATTTTTAGTATCAAGGCGCTCGGAACGTTCTCCAGATAAAAAACCGTTGCAATCAAAATCTATATATCTTAAATTTTTAGATAGCTGAATTAACTCATCAGGGTTAGAGTAAAAATTATCAATAATCGCAATAGGGCAATAATACATTGTTCTTATCCAGATTGTTTATTCATTTTTAGTTATTTGTTTTTAATCCAAAAACCTAATCTATCACCTGCAGGGCTATGATACCAAGAATATCCCAAAGGTGTAATCATTGAATCACCTCGCCATACCGGTACAATTTCATCAGCTTGATGATTGGCAAAATCATCATTGTAACGTAAATGTATTTCTATTACTCGATTACCAATATACTCTACGTTAATCCATTCCTGGTAGTACTTAAGGTCATGTAGCATTGCTGGAAGTGGCATGTCTGCTTCTATTTTACACCACCGTGAAAACCGGTCAAGTTTATAGGGATCGTCTCGAAAACCTTGCACAGTTAAATACTGCTTACCCCAGTGATAATCAACTGATAAGTGAGGTCCTTCAAAAATTTCTGACCAGAAAAAACCATCAGGTACTATACTGCTATCTTCTTTATTAATCCACACTATTTGTGCACCTCGACCCATCATGCGAATATTTGTAATCGGTCTAATAATATACTCACCGGAAGCGGGTACAGGTATACCTGCTGGTGCAGCACAAACTCCCTGTCTACGGGCAACTATGAGTTTATCATAGACCCACAGCCACTGGGGAGGGCAAGAATCATACACATCGCAATCGCTTACAAACTGCATTAACTATCTTTCTTTTTATCCCTCACATGCTAAACAAACGTCACCTTCCGTTAATGCTTTCATATCTAATTCTTTTATAACTTCCCGCTCAATTTTTCTAGCTACTTTATCAGCTTTAGCTAATTTTTCTGAACGACAGTAGTAAAGAGTTTTCAATCCTTGTTTCCACGCTTGAAAATGAACGGCATGAAGGTACTTAACATTTACATCCGGTCTAAAGAAGAGGTTGATCGATTGAGCTTGATCAATGTAACTCTGTCGGTTAGCTGCATGGTCCACGACCCATCGCTGGTCAATTTCCATACTTGTTTTGTAAACATCTTTCGTCCATTCATCCAAGAAGTCCAGGTGCTGAACGCTTCCGTCATTGGCAATGATACTTGACCAGATTTCTTGATAATTAAGTTTGTGGTCATTTGCGCATTTCTCCTGTAGGATTTTATCTAAATATTTGTTCTTATTTAAGTATGATCCACTTAATGTATCTTGACGATATGCATTAGCACGATACGGTTCTACGGAAGGGGACGTATTACCCATGATGATGGAGGAACTAGCATTAGGGGCGATAGCAAGCATATGACTGAACCGCTGACCTGTACCTTCCGCGTCTGGTGCTTCCCCTCTTTGTTTACCAAGATAAATGTTTGCTTGATCAAGATGGGCTCGAATGTGTTTAAAAATTTTATGATTAGCTGATGTTGCTAAAGCTGATTCCCATGGGATGTTGTTTTGTTGGAGGTAAGCATGCCATCCAAGGGCACCAATGCCGATAGAACGCTCACGCATAGCAGAAAACTTAGCCCTAGAGATATGGTGGGGAGCATTATCAATAAAATACTGCAAAACATTATCCAACATTTCAGCCAAATCACAGAGAAAAAGTTTATCGTCTTTCCATTCATTATAGTACTCCAAGTTTACGGATGAAAGACAGCATACTGCAGTTCTTTCTTTATCAGTAGGTAAAATAATTTCAGAGCAGAGATTGGACTGCCTGATCTTTAATCCTAGCTTTTTTTGAAACTCTGGCATTGAGCGATTAGATGTATCTATAAAATGAAGATAGGGTTCTCCAGTGTTCATTCTTATTTCTAAGATTTGTTGCCACAAATGTCTTGCAGAAACCGTTTCTCTTATTTCTCCAGAATGTGGGTCTCTTAGATGAAAAGAATCATCTAAATGAGAATCTAACATACATTTTTCAACAATTTGCATAAATTTATCAGTAATGTTTATACCATGATGTAAATTAAGGGTGCGCATGTTAGGGTCACCCGTAGGTTTTCTCATCTCTAAAAAAATAGCAATATCTGGATGATCAATATTAATATAAGCAGCATAACTGCCACGTCGGGTGCGACCTTGCCGGTAAGCCAGACTACTAGCATCATAAGTACGAAGATGAGGCATGACGCCAACAGATTTGTCATCAGCCGACCGAATTCCAATACCGATTCCAACTCCACCTCCTAACATTGATAGCCAATTAACTTCTGAAAGTGTGTCTACTAAGCCCTCAGCACTGTCGTCTAGATAAGGTAAAAAACAGCTAATGGGCAACCCACGCTTAGAACGGCCAAATGAAAGTATTGGTGTTGAATATGAGAGCCAATGTTTACTACTATATTCATACAACCGTTGAGAATGTTCTAAGTTTGAACCAAATGCTTTAGAAACGTATGCAAGTCGTTGCTGGGGTGACTCCTCATCCTCTCGCATGTAGCTTTCTTTTAATCGCTTATGACCTAAATCATCAAACAACTCATCTCGAGAATAGTCAACCTTTATACCATGTACAACGTCTGGTAACATATTTACTCCAAAATTTTATTTTTTATTTTCTGTAGGCTCGTAATACTGCTTGTACTTGATGATAATCTGTCTTTGTGAATTAATAAAATTTCTTAGTTCAGCAATATTTAAAGCTAGTTCTTCATACCCATTATCTGTTAAAGCAAATAAAACTACATCGGTGTTTTTATCTTTAAGATCTTTCCAAACCGAATTTACATTATCAGGAGTAACAATAATCCAGGTAGGTGTGCGAGATGTAAGTGGTGGTAATTCACTTAAGTTAAGTCTTGTTCTTTCATTAGCTTTTTTTTGAATGACTATTGGTTCAACATCTTTTCCAAATAGCCCACTCAAAATAGAACAACCACTAATTAGGGGGATTGTAAGAAGGATTAATAAGGGACGGACATTCACGGTTTGCCTCTAGGGGTGTTTTAGCTGCTTTTTCTTTATCGGTAAGGGGTGCACCTGATGCTAATTCTAGGCAACGCATTGCGTTTTGCGTACCTCGATTAACTAATTTTTCTACTACTTCTGGTTTTTGCGCTGCAAGAGCGCCAAAATTTCTTTTATCAAATTTTTTGGCAAGATTATCTACATCCTGCTTTTGCTTTTCATTTTGCTTGGCTAACTCTTCATTCGTCTTTTGAATAGTCTCAATATCAGCTTTCATCTGTTCTAATAAAGATTGCTGATCTTTTATACCATCTTCTAATAATTTATTATTCATTTCAGAAACGGCAAGGTTTGCTTTTAGATTGGTCACGTACCACAGCCCACCACCCACTGCGGCTACCATTACTAGGATTATAATTAAACGAATAATTAAACTTAAAGGCATAACTCTATTTATTCACTTTTAACATTTGACTAACAACGCTTCCAGGCTATAAACTTTGCTTTTGCTGTAAGACCATGGTATACATTATCCTTAACTAATTTTAAAACATCAATACCTTCTAGAACCATTTCGTTAACATCTTTGGCCGTAATTTTCTGTGGCCAAATAACAACTTTAAACCCTGCATCAATATTTTTTAAAATTATTTTGCATACTTCTATATTACGGGGCTGATTATCAAATATTAAAATATAATCTTTGTTGTTTACTTTGTTTAGCGATGTACCTGCTGCAGCAATGCAGTTATCTAAAAATAAACTATCTATAGGACCTTCCACAACGTAAACCGGTTTTGATTTATCTACCTCCTGCAACCCAAAAAGAAGAGGCTCGTCGTCTTTTAATTTTACAGTAATATATCGCAAGGTCTCACCCCGCAACGCTCTACATGTAACGCCTGTTAGCTGACTATGCTCGTTATAAAATGGAAGAACTAATCTAGGTTCTTCCCCAAGAATACTGGCTTTATACTTATCGTTAAGTTGCACTATATTTTTTACGTTTGGTATAAAATAAAGCTGATTAAATTTATTTTTAGGGATTTTTCTTTTTATGCAGAACTGTACTGCTTCGTTGTTTTCTGGTAAAGTATCTAGCCTGTCTAATAACTTATCCAGCAGTCGCTCTTCACTGGTTTTAAATACTGGAGCGGCCATTTTTAAAATAGGCTCTACATTAGCGTACTTACCATGTCCTTCACTGTATCGCTCTACTGCATATTCCTGATATACATTTAAAAAATAACGTTTTAAAAAAGTAGAAAGATACATTGAAGCATCGCAATTATAACATTTGTACATTAAATCATTTTTATACGGGTAAAAATAGCCACGAGCTTTGCTTGCTTTTTTAGCAGAGTCACCACAAATAATACACCGGCAATTAAATGTATTATCATTTTTTCTTGTAAAGCGGGGGAGCTGGTTACTTACCAGCATTAGGTATTTTTGATCTAAAAAAATAGACATGAATAAAAAAGGCCTCCGATGAGACCTTAATTATACTACCTTATACGTAGTAAATCAACTAAAAAAGATTTTTAAATTCAATATGTGCTATAATGTAACCTACCACTAGAGCTGCTCCCATAATCATCCAGCGCCACCTTTCAATATGGCCAATTCTTTCTTGTATTGCTCGATTATTATCGGAAGAGGTTCGATTATGATCGTCTAATTTTTGAATAACTCTTTCATTTTTTTGCTCAAAATCTGCACGAAGATCATCTCGTAAATCGCTTATACGGGAATGTAAAGTGGCATAGTTAACGTCAATTTTATGCTCTAATTTTTCAACATTATGGGTTACAATAGCCACGTTATTCTCTAATACCGAAAGTCTAGAATTGGTATCGTCTCTTTCGTTTAAGCTATGCGTTGCTTCCATTTTTTCTTTTTGTCCCGGGTTTTACAGCCGGTTTAGAAGCTTTAGGCTTAGTTACCGGTTTAGGTTTTATTTCTTCCTTCACGGTATCTGAAAATGAAGGTCTTTTATCTAAAGGAAATGGCCATTCAGCTGAAGTGCTTGTTTTAGTCGGTTCTTTCCTACCAAAAAATTTTTTAATTTTATCCCACATATTTTACCTCACTTTGCTTAAAAATTTTCTTCCTTTTATTTTGAACTTTTACTGGAATTCCTACCGTGTCAGGTGTGAATCCAGCGACCCCAGGTGATCCTGCATTATTGGCAGGAGCTTCTTCCATAAATTGTTTAAAAGTAAACGTTTTTCTATTATTTAAATATTCTTCAACTAAGTTTACTTCTTCTGTTAATTCTGTATTAATTCTAGAAAGAAATTTTTGCTCTAAATCAATTGGTTCAGATTTATCTTCTGCATGTTCTTTAATTAGAGAGAGTGCTGCTGCAAAGGTCGCAATTTTTTTATTGTCAATGGGCACTTTTTCAATAATACGTTTAATACGGTAGACCATTCTATGTAGAATAGAGTAAGCATCCCTTTCTTCTACGGTATTAAGATCTCGCATTTTTTTAAGCTCTTTCCCTTTTGCATCTATAATACCCAGGCGAAAAGCATCCGTCTCTTCAAACGGAGTGGTTAGCAATCTTAAGATGCGATAAGCTATTACTGAGTCTACAAAACGTCCCATTAGATCTGTCTTAGTGTGTTAACAATTTTTTCATCAATAGGTATATTAGTTTCATCAGGAGGCATATAATTTAAAAAAATCATAAAGGTTTTTAATTGAGGCCAGAACTTTTTGTCAATTTTAAAAAATAACATCTTAGAAGCTGGCTCAGCTCCAAACAAATTACAAATGACTACGAGGTGATTAAGAATTAGTCTAGTTTTTAGTACCCCTGATCCTTTATATTTGCGAAACAATCGAGTTAAATATCTAAACCTTTTAAGGTCGTCGTTAAACTCTGACACCCCTTTGCAATGGGGATTATCATAATGTTTAGCTGCAAATAATAAAAAATTTTCTTCGTTCAATTCAAAATTCATATTAATAGGTTACGTTAGCAGTGCCTCCGATTACAAACCATTTACTATTTGTACAAAGAAGTGTAGCTGTGTCCCCTACATGATCGAAAACTATAATACCGTTTCCGGCTACATTGCTGGACGCTACGGTATAGGCTCCTCCAGCAGTTGCAATCATTACAAGTACTTTTAACTGACTTTCAGTACCTAGAGGTAATTGTAGTGCACCACCCGAAGCATCGCTATTAAGATGAGTAATTTGTTTCTTTACATCTAAAATACCCGGTGAAGATAACAGCTGTACTGATGAATCAAGGTTAAGATTTCCTGTTACCTTTACGTTTGCCATATTACCACAAAAGTTTGCAACAGTTATTTTTTTACTTGTGTTGCTTTGAATAATATATAAGGAATCGCTACCCCCAGCAGAGGTAGCGGCTACTAATTCAGAAACTTTTTTATCCGCCATTTAACTTATTGTGGGAAAATCGTATTATCAGAAGCATCCGTTTGTAGATCAGATGTAGCGTTGGCATTAAAGTTTTTAGACATTGCTACTAGCGATTCTGACTTAATACGAACAGCACCATAGGCATCTACATAGGTTTGAAAATGCGTCCACCCGGTGTGTGTTGCGTTTGCGTTTGCCCGTACATTCATCATCTCATTCCTGTCTATACCATAAATGTTCTGAATAGAATAATTATTGGCAGGGAATGAAACGTTAGCAATGTATTTTGGACCCTCTTGGATATACATTTTAACGTTAGCAGATGTTGTAGCGCTAATGTTGGTAAGATACAATTGGGTATTGGAAACTACATTTTGAACTTGATACTTATTTGAAGCAATTGTAACATAATCACCTGATACAACATTTGACAAAAATTCAGTGCCTCCAAAACCTGTTACTAGGTCAGAGGTGTTTGTGGTTGTGACATTACCTTTGGCAAGAAGGTTGTCTAAATTTCCCCATGAAGACATTAAAATTCTCCTTGTTATACTTGTTTAACGTGACGCGTGTTACCGTGAAAAGAATAGGTAGTTTTTTTACCTGAGTCCTTATTGGTAACGGTAAACTCTGCGTGCATTTTTCCATCCTTGGTCGTATATTTAGGCAAACCAACACGGTGACCTGCCTTTTGCCAAGTTTTTACTCTGTCTTCAATATCAGACCTAGTATAGGATTCAATAACTATAGAATTGTCATTTTCCTTAAAAAATTGGTCTGCTATTACAATAGCATCTTCTTCAGATTCAGTAAATGTTTTTGCAGCGTTTATATAATCTTTAAATGTTAAATTTTCTGGCAACTCAATAACTAAAGATTTGTAATCAATTACAGTGTAATCTACATCTTCATGTTCAACTTCTTCTGAATATTTCTTTTTCAAATAACTACCAACTTTTTGTTCGTACTCACTTTTGGGTACTTTAGGTACGCTGGTCTTTGCTTTATTCAGAATTTTTTTGTGAGTAGAGTCAACCTCTTCTTTCATTTGTTTTAAAGAAGCTTTTGCTGTGCTTTCAGCATCTTCTTTATCGCTATGATAAGAAACGGGACCTTCACCCATATGCTTACCATCTTTATAATGATGTACTTGATACTCATTATACTCTGCATCTTTATATACTCTTGTTGTATGGGCACCTTCTCCATGCTTGGAAATCAAACGTTTTCCTGCCGTTAAGCTCTCCTCACTTACTGGCTTAGCTTTAGCTTTCTTGCTAGCTCGTAATTTTTCAAAATCTTTAGCTGTTAGTTCATCTTTTTCTGGTTCGTGAACGTCTAGTTTTTGTTGATTAGGGTGTAGGGCTTCGTCAAGCTCTGCGTCTTTATTAATTGGTGGGGTTCCTAGCATGACCGCCAGGACGGCTTTTTCTAGTTCTTTCATTTTTTTTCCTTAGTCTAATTTAGATACTGGAGTTGTGGACCAATACTTGCAGCTCCAGTACCTAGCTTTCCATTTAGGTCCTGGGTTATCACAGTTATGCCGTGCTCTAAAACTTCGTCTTCTTTCAGGATCATCCCTCTTAATGGAGAGGTTAGGATCCCCAAAGTTTACTTTTACAACATTACCTTTATCATTTCGAACATAAACAGCTCGTTTTTTAGGCCCGTCAGGGGTCAAGAACGGCTTATTTAATTTTTTTCCTTCATTATCTTCTTCTGATAACTCACCCCAATCTTCATACAATTCGTTCCCAATGGAGACAAAATTTTCTTCTACAAAACCAAATTCATCTTCTTCTCCAATTTTCCATCTACCGCCTTTAGATTTGTACCATTTTGCGGCCCATCCATTTGCATAAGCAGAAGGGTATACATCAAATTTTGATTTAGCTAAAGCTTTAGCTCTAGACCACAACTCAGGATTTGTGGGTTCGTTTTTTTCATTTAATCTTAAACCTTCTCTAAGATTAAAAAATGTTCTTTGTTCTGTTTTTACCATAATTGGTTTATTACCTGTTCCTGGTCTATCTGTATCTGGGTCCTGTCTTCTTTTTCTTCTAACAGAAGCAGCTCGCTCATCTTTTGACATAGAGCGAGCTTTTGATAAAGGTAGACATTTTGGTTTACCTTCCCCTGGCTCTCTTGCACATGGTCCTACTATATCCCCTTTTGAATTCATTCTTACCCAGTTACCCTTGGGGTGGGACTTACTAAACCAATTTCTTAAATTTTCAACAATCATACTACACTAATAGCAATACTTGCAGCTGAAACCGCCCAGCGCATAGTAATTTCATCTTCCGCTAAACCGTGAGCTTTAAAAGATGCAAGCACCTCGTTTATTAACTGTTCTTTATCTAAAGCAGTAATAGTACCTGCTTGATAATCTGAAATAATTCCAACCAACTCGCGAGCAAGATCACCTTTAATGGATTGCTCATTTACATATTGAACAATTTCGTCTAAATTCATCTTCCGCTCCAAGCCTCTTTTATTATTTTCATTCTAGTTTTAGTAAGATTTAACCATCTTTGGCAAGCTATTACTTCTGAATTTATAGCTTTGTCTAAATTATCTACAATAGCTTTTGTGGATACTTTTTGAGGGTCGCTTCTAAATTCACTGTACCTGTTTAACCACTCAGCTTCTTTTCTGGCGTCTGCAAGCGTTTCTTTTTTAGCGCAATTTGCACTATCAAGATAAACACTTAAAGTAATAAAGCTACTTACCATAGCTGGATCATGATCTCTTGGCCAGATTTGTTGTACTTTTTCTACTGCTGCGCACCCCGGTAATAATACTACCATACAAATTAGTAAAAAATTTTTCATTTTTTCTGTCTGTAGTTAGATAGTCGTTTTTGCTCTATTGATCTCATTTTAGGTAATAATTTAGTCACCAAAGTATTTCTTATATATTTTAATCTAGCTACTTGTTGCTCAACCCGATTTTTTTCTGACGCTGAAAGTGTAGATTTATCCCGACCTCTTAAAATACGTTTATATAACGCACGACGAGCTGCAACCAATGCTCTTCTTTTTAAGGTTTCTAGATCAGACGTACGGTGTAATTTTAGACGCCTGGCCACATTTCTTCTGCCTTTAGTTCTAGAAAATTGTTGGCGTTTTTTAATTCTTGCAGCAGCTGATAGAGCTTCTTCTACTTCTTCGGGCTCTTCTATTAATTCATTATCATCGTAAAGATCAACTATATCTTCCCATTGTAAATTTTCTACATAGTTGTTCATTTCTTCTTCTGGGAAGATTTCGTTTTCTTCTTCTTTCGATTCTTCTTTTAAGAAGGTATTGAAAGAGGTTATTTTAGATTCATCTACTTCACCAAAGTCCGCTCTTGGTACATGTGTATAAGGCAAATCAGATATAATACCATCTTTGTGCCCGTGAAGTTTCATCATTACTTTTACATGAAGTTCCATGTAATCTTGATGCTGGTCAAGTATACCTAGAGATTGTAAGGCTTCATGAGCTCGAGTCATATGATATGAAAAGTCATGAAGCAAGTTATTAGTTGCCATACCTGCAGACTTGGCTTGTTTTTCAACACCCAAGTACCCATCAGTTGCATCTAAAGCTGTTTTTAATAGCTCGTGTTGTATATAGAGATCGGTAATCATTTAGTAATAGACCTTAGCATCCAGGCGTGTTTTTCGTGGGCTTGTATTCTGTCTTGTAGAAAATTAGATATTCCAAACTCACTTGCTTTTTCCGCTTCATCATAAGCTTGAACTAAAACAGAAAGAAAAATATCGTTATCTCTTTTTATTGTTCTTAACATATTTACAGCATCGGGTACCCCGTCCGCTTCCTGAATTTCAGATGTAGATAGAAGCTTGTTTAATGAAGTTGGTGCATATTCATCAAGAGTACGAATTAATTCTGCAAATGAGTCAATAGATTTAAATACATCTTCATAAAAATTTCCTAAAAAACTATGATATTGTTGAAAATCTGAACCTTCAACATTCCAATGGTATGTATGAGCTTTAAAATAAAGTATGTAGGAATCAGAAATGACTTTTCTTAATGTATCTGCTATCATTCTATAACCCTGTATATTGTCTGAATTGCATCTGTCTTAGTCTTTCAGGCTTTAGCGTCTGGCCAGTAGTTACTTGTCTTAAAGCATCAGAAGAGGACATCTGTATAGGTCTTGGTTGTTTTATTTCCTGAGGGCGAAGAGCGGCTTCCGGTGGTTGTCCTTTAGCTGGTAATACATCTGGGTCATGTCCGATAGGTTCACCTAAATGCTTGCCAGCACGAATGGTTTCTATATCTTTTTTAAATTGCTTATATGCACCGGGACACATATCCAAATTTTTAGTTTGAATACCATCAAATTCTAACTGCTGATTCTCTTCTACTAGGATTTTGCGCTGCTCTTCATTCATTAAAAGAACTGGAATTTTAGTTTCTCTATTAAAATTTCTAAATGATGTAAAGCCAAGCATAGCTATTGTATGCTGATCGAGTTCATGCACGTCTTCCAACCAGCATTTTTCCTCTTTACCTTCTTTAAGAGTAACAGTAACATAATTAGAGCCGCGGTATTTTATGGAGCCTATAGATCCGTTTTTTAATTCTACCATTTGACCGATTTTAAAAATGGTACCGGCTACATACTGCTCCCGCACATCTTTCGTTTTTTTATTTTTTGTAAGTGCACTTTCACCAGGGGTCATTTTTTTCATATAATCGGTACCTTCTTTCTCGCCCCATTGGTACTTAGAAATTTTTAAATGAGGATCAAAAATTTCTTTAACCTTGAGTGTTTGTCTAGTTTTATTATAAACTTCTTCTTTGTGTTGATTGGATAATTTAGACATTAAGCCAGATTTAAATTTTTCTTTATTTCCTGCGATGGCGTGAGAGCGTAGTTTGGTTCCTGATATTCCTTCAGCACCTTCTGCGTCAGGGTCTCTATGACCGGCAGACACAACTTTTATAGTTTTAAAATTATAAAGCGCTCCTTCATGTGTGCCATTGTATTGATGTAATTTTTTATGATATTCATCCACTCTATCGGAGCCAGCTACCATAACAAGATGTTTGTGTCCTTGAGCATGTAAATGCTTGGCAATATGAAGCATTGAGGGCATCTCTTTATTTGACGACGCAACATGAGCTGCAGGATAGGCATGCTTAATTAATGCCACCTTATGCTCAGAGGTTAATGGATTTTTACGACTATCCTGAGTGTGAGACGTATAAATGTGAGCTTTTGTTCCGTGCTCTTTTGCTACAGCTACCGTCTTGTCAAACAGCTTTTCGTGGCCAATAGTAGGCGGGTTATTTCTACCATAGGTAAAAACAGCTGTTTTATTCTCTTGTTCTTCTAAAAAATTAAGATAGGCCATAGGTAAAAAATAGTTGCAATTGTTTATTTATCTTTTTTTGGAGTGCATGTTTATAAACCAGTGGGCAAGCTGTTTCTTTCTAGAAGAAGCAGAATCAGACGATCTTATCTTTTTTAATTGAGCGATCGTTTTACCTTTTAGACCATGTCTAGCCATATCCCCTTTGTCTTCTGGATTTCTACCATCCATGAAGTTTTCTCTAAGTTTTTTAACTTCTTTAGTTAAATCTGGCCACCAATCAAAATCAGGACTTAATTTATTATCATATAACGCTTTAATCCTTCTCTCATACTCTTCCTTGCCCCCAACTACCCGCTCGGCAACAACATCCATAACATAATTAAGAGTTACCGCATTAGCTGACAAGCTGGCGCATCTTGCAGTCACTTCATTCTTTAATAAGTCAAGCAATATACTCTCCGAAGAATCAGCTAGTACCTTAATAAACTTTTTAGGAACATGCAGATCAATTGTGCTGTAGACAAAATCATAATGTGGGGCTGGGCAACAGTGAAGAATATATTCGTCTTTTACTTCAATGCGCTTGAATCCGTCTTTGTTATACCAGACTTTTGAAGAAGCAGAGGATTCATCAGCATCCCCTAATACCCTTTCTAAATTTTTTACAAATTTAACTGGCTCGTCATTATTCCATCTACTAGTAGATTCAAATATAAATTGATTAAAATTTAGCATAATACTACCTTTTTACTTTTTTTAAGCTGTTTAAAAGTTATCAAGTTATTTCTTCCCAATCTATAGACGCCAACACTTTATCGTTGTTGGATTTAGCAGTTACTGCTAAAGTGAAGTATAATGGCGTTGAAGTAAAACTATTTCTTTCCAGTTGAAATTTAAAATTTCCATCTCCAAGATCAACCGTCAAACTTTGACTACCAGTAGAAATTAGATATGATGATCTTAGATCGGTTCCACCAGTAATAACGTTAGCAGAAAGATTATATTCTACTGCAGAATCTACTCCATCAGAAATCCACGTACCACCACTAACGTTTGCTCCAGCTACAATTTTATATCTAAAATCACTTTGAGTTGTTCCAACTAAATGTATATTTTTTGGAATAACTATTGCATCTAAATGTGTTGACTTTAATCTAATGTTTACAACTGGATAAAACACATTACCTGTTGCAAGATTATAATTAGCTGCTGTAGTTGGCGCCATACCTATAGTTCTCATCTTTCCAGCTAATACATAACCGCCTTCAGAAATGACTGTAGAACAAATTTGTTTTAGAGTCGAAGAGCTTGCAGTTGTACCAGTATTTTCTATTTCATGTCTTATTGGTAAAATTGCAGTTTGCATGTAAGCACCAGCCGGTGAACTTGAAAGATTTGCATGATGTATTGAATGGCAATGAATGAATTGACCATTGACTATAAATCCCATTCTAACTGTACCAACACCTAACCATTCAAGATCTATCCAAAAAATTTGTGGGTAAGATAAATTTAAAGTCAATCCAGACGGTCCAGTTCCATCCATTGGATCTATAGTCCAGTCAGATTGAGCAATTTTAGTGTCTACAACAGATCCGGTAACTTTAGAGCGTTTGACAAAATATACGTCATCAGACTGTTCTAGAAAAATACCATTTTCAGTACTAAAATAACCTACTCGTTGTCTAAGATTTGCTTTACTAGAAGCCATCACAAACGTATTGAGAATCTGTAGTGATTTTCCTGGTTGATAGGCAAACACTCTATAGCTTTCTCTCAAAACATTAGCAGAAGCTGTTGTGTCAACTGTCATATCTATACTGGCAGTGTTTGCTTGAAAAGAAAAACTAGCAGTCGAAGTATTAGACGTTGCAAATTTTCCGTTATCCGCATATCGTTGTGAAGAATCAAACAAGGTGAAAGGCTCTGAAATTCTAAATCGTCCAAAGGCATCGTAATTGGTTGACGAAAATGTTACAGGTATAGTATTTCCAGAATCATTTTTTACTTCAACTTCACCAGTAATAATATTGTTTGAGGTAAACAAATATGTCATATAATTCTCCAGCCTTCTCTGTAAATCATTTGTACGCCCCCATTATTCGTCTGTAAAATAAATCCTCCTGGGTCATTGTCTACGTTTCCAGTGACCGTTATAGGATTGTTTGAGCAATTACCGGATTCATCTTTAATAATAACTTTCCTACCAGGAAAACCAATTGCATCGAGAAGAGTTATAGTAACAGCAAATGCTGCGTTTACTCCAACGTAATAATCTTTCCTGGTAATGGTGTAATTGTTGGTAACTAATTTTACAGGATGATCTAGATTAAGTATATCACCAGCACCACTACCAGGACCAGTTGCTGCAATTTTGCCAATTGCTTGCTCTAAAAACTTAAGTTTCTTTTGGATGGCTTCAAAGGTTTTATCTACTAAAAGAGGATTGGGTTGTTGAAAAGACTCTTCTTTTATAGCGTCTTTAGAAATTTGATTAACCGCAAGAGAAATAAGATCGGCTTTTTTTGTAACTTCTTGCTTTATTTCTTCTAGTTTTTCTTCCTTTAAAACCACCTCTTTGGTTTTATTTGGCATGGTTTCTAAGAAAGGTTTTTGCTTTAAAGATTCAGCTACCTCTTTCTGAAGACGCTCGTACTCTTCTACTTCTTTTACAATGAGAGTATCGATTTCTTCATTAAGAGCTTTTGCCCATTTTACCAAAAGCTGCTTTTCTTTAATACTTTTCATTGATTTTTAGTTGCCTTGACTATAAAATTCATGTGTTGGAAGATTAAGAAATTCTATCTTTCTATCTTGGTCTTGAAAGAAAATTTTGACGACTAAATTCAGATCTATCCACAAGTTTAGTAGGTCGATTATTAATTACAGCAACATGACCTTCAGGCTTAACTTGCTGTCCCCCTATCGTATGATGAAAATCCTGATGTGAGGCTAAAGCGTTAACAAGTACGTTTTTAGCAGCCTGTAAATGCTTATGAACGTTAAATGTATGTTGAAATTGTTGCTTATTGGCCATAATATGTTGCTGATGTTCATTGCCTAAATTTGCCTGGCGTTGTTTTCCGGCTTCTGATTTAAGAGCATCAGCTTTCTTTTTGTATACCCCCTGAATGTACTTCTTGTAACCTTCTACGTCGGGGGTTGTTCCTTCTCGTACCGTAGAGTTAATGTAAGTTTTTAAATGGTCGATATGTCCAGATACATGATTATAGTTTTCTAATTTGTTATGGGCACTAACGGCTTTTTGCATCTCTTCAGTAAATTTTTTCTGTGCCTGAGGTGTATAGTGGGCATTTTTACTATCGTACTTTGGTGAAATAATATGTACGTCAGGGTGCTTATTAAAATGAGATAAGTCGGCGTTGTATTCTGCTTTCATTGTCTGTAAATTACCACCGTGATATGCAGTATGAACAGCTACACCTATCTTTGAATTTTTTATCTTTTCCCCTTGATCTGAACCCTTTTTTGTAGAATAGGTAATCGTGTTAGGTTTAAAGTGGTAGCTGTCACCTTTAGCTTCAACATCGTTATCTTTTTTACTGTACATAAAGTCACCTTGATAAACACCGCGATTAGGTGTAACTTTAGGTAAGTGATGTAGAGCTTCTTTTAATTTTGAAACTAGGCCTGGGGCATGACCGTGATTTTTTTCTACATCGGCTTCTGTGTAGTTTAACTTAGGATTTACATTAAATGCGGATTTAGAAGCAACAAAAAAACGACCTGTATCTGGATGATGACCAAATACAATGGATGGTGATCCATCATACTTGGTGGAAATGCTTACCTTAGATTTTTTACCCTGTAAGGCCTCGTGTACCCCATGCAACGTATTAAAAGCATGCTTAAAACCTTCGTTACCGGCATTAATGGGGTGATCTTCTGCGTGCTCTAAATGAGTAAGCTTTTCTTCATTAGAAGCTTCTAATAGATAGTTTTTAAAATGTATCATCTAACAAACGGGTTCTTTTTTTTTGTACCTTCAAGCACACTGTATGCGCTAGTAGGCATAGTTTTAATTTTTATTTCGGCTTGTACTTCGTAAAATTCCGATCTAGTTGAGACTCTAACTTTTAAATCCCCTGTACCTTTTAACAAAGAAATATCGTTAGGTAGTTTAAGGGGGTTTAAATTTGTAATTAAGTAAAAATCATCTGCTGCCTGCATATAATAGGCCGGTTGTGCTTTACCTACAGTATAATGTTCTGTAACTAGCTTTCCTAGATCATAATTTTCTTTATTTGCAATGTAACGGTTAACATTGGGTTGGTCGAAATATTTTTTCATTGTGTCAAGGGGTACCGCTCCAGGTTGCTTTAATCCTGACTTTGTAGTAGGTATTTTTAAATTTCTAAGAGGTATACCAGAAAATTTTGAAATAGCGGCTAAAAAAGCTTTTGCTTGTGATGAAGAATTAAGAACTTCAACAGTAGCTTTTGCTGCGGGTGTCGCATAAGTTGTTTGCCATCTATTATTATCATAAAAAACTCTAGGGTTAGAAAGATTATCGGTATGGTTCATTTTAACTTCTAACCAATATTTGTCTCTACCCTTAGTAATCAAAACATCAGAGTACTCAGTACCTACTGAGGGTCGTTCAGCCTTATAACCAGGAATTTTGTTAATTCCGTCTGCTACTTTACGCTCGAATGCATCGGATGTTGCGGACATAGTTTTTTTTAAAAGTTTATCGGGTTATTTATTTATCCATAAAAAAACCCCCTAAACGGGGGTTTTTCCTTTACACCTGCAATTATTGAAATACTTCTGAACCAGCTTGCGCAAAAGCTAGTGCAACCATACGACGGGAAGGAGTTCCCAGACGATAGGCCGTCTTTCCATTTTTAGCAGTATTACTATAAATGGAGTAACCTTTTGCGCGGAGCTCGGAAATACGAGCAGATACGGTTGACTCAGTTGTATTGAAAAGACCAGCTAGCTGACCTGCCGTAAACTGACGTCCTGACTTCAGAGTTTTTAGTACACTTGATTGAATTGACATAATTACCTCATAATAAATGCCCCGCCAACAAAATATGACAGATAAGAGGCGGTCTTTCTTATCTGTCAGAAGATATTAAGCCGTTATTAATTTCTTAATATCTTCAACCTCATTATCCACCACATTTAGCGGTGGGGTTATTTTTTGCTTAGTAGGGGTGTTAAGAAATGCTTTTTTACCAGCTACCCGCATAATATCTTTTTCATATATCTTAAATTCTTCTAAAGTGAGAAGAAATTTGCAGACGTCCGTTTTAGACATAGGGTGGGGTAACTCTATCAGCTTAATATCTGTATCGCCTTGTTTTTGCAAATTTTTAATTCTTAGAACAAAATCTGAGCAAAAACGAACCTTAACAGTACCGTTTCTTTTTGAAACACCACCTACAGTAAACATATTAGTTTTCATATAAACATTATAAAGGTAAATGATTTAAAAATCCACTGTTAAACACCCAGACCTTGACCAGCTAGAAGATAGTTGGTAGTGGTCTTAAGCATTTTATCTTTTGAGGTGTAAGTTTCAAGCTCAAAAATAAACTTGTCTTTTGTAGCTTGCTTTCCGGTGGATGCTTCAATAACATTGACACAGGACTGGCGAAAATCCTGTAAAGACTGTGTTTTGTAAAGATTAAAAAGCTCTGTCATTCCATTAGATCCGACAGTGTCGTTCTTTACACGAGCTTGAGATGATGCTTGAGTAATAAACATGCTATAGTCCTTTCAATGTATTAATAATATTATATAATAAAGCAAAATTAAAAGCAACTGTTACGTTACTAAATTTTGTCTAAATCTGACTCTTTAATAATTTTCTTTTCTAACAAAGTATTTACTAAATTAGCAATACCGGAAACTTTACCCCAGACAAAACATGCGAAGCACGCCCCTAACTGTAAAATTATTGATATAATGTCTAACCAGATGGGCATGTCTCTCCTAAACTGTTACGTATGGTATCCATTTATAGGCTTTTTTGTAAAGTCGATTTTTAATTACATTCCATTCCGTGCCCTTGAAGGTCTTTTTGTAATAGTTATACGACCAAATTTTTTTATGGTGGTTCATACTTTTTAAGACCCTATAAGGACATTTTTTAGGGTAGTAATGTTTTATTTCCATAATTATATCGTGGGCGTAAGCATCTATTTCATCAAAATCTGAAAGGTAATCTCTTTCTTCGTTAATATCGGTTTTTTCTTCTGCATTTCTAAATTCCGGAGGTAGCACTTCATACATTGAACTATCGCGATGCTGCCATTGATGTTGGTGAATAGATTCGTGCTGACAAACTTGGGAAAGGGTAAATTTAAACTCTTTCCATCTCTGACTACAAATTGTAAATGTTTTATGGTTATTAGAAAAGTTTAAAATAATATACTTGGTACCGTGCTCGGAATCAAAATAACCGGAAACAGAATAATCGCCTTGATTGAAGTCTTTAAACGTTTCATACCTAAACGTAAACGGTTCAATTTTATGAAATGATCTATTAAGAACTTGTATGATGTAGTAATAGGAGTTACGGCCTACTAGCTTGTCTTTTTTAGACTCTAGAATATCATCTATTTGTCTAGCCAAATACATAAGCTTTCTCCTTAGGTACTAATATTTATACTTTAATACCTGAAAAGTCCTTTTTTGGTTTAAAATGATTTGTAAACGTTAAATTATCTGGACTATCATCTCCTAAATCAATACCTGCGTCTGCCAAGCCTTTCTGAGCTGACATCTCAAGATCGTACAACCTCATTTTGGTCCTATCTATGCCTACCATAAATCTTTTATGAAATGTAGGATCGTTATACCTATTTTTTAACTGTTTTACCATTAACTGATTAAGTTGTTCTAGTTCTTCTGTACTGATTAGAGCAAACATAAAGTCTGCTGTTGCAGGTAAACCGAAAGATTCGGACGTATCGGTCAGATCCACATCAGTATTAGAATAACCAGATCTCGTTGTCTGTGTGGCTGACACAATAGGTAAATTAAATTCTACAGCTAGACCACGCAACTCTTCAGCTATGGCTTTAACATATGTATAGGAATTAACATTTCCCCCAGCTTTAAATCTGGTAGAAGCACATATATTCAAATAATCAACAAATATTATATCAGGTCTAAATTGTTTCTTCAAGTATAATTCACTAAGTAACGCCTTAAAATGACCAGAATGAGCTGAAGCAGTAGGATATTCCTTTATTACTAGTTTTCCATGTGTTTTCCCTGATAACTTCTTCATCCTACTATCATACATTTCCTTGGAAAGATCCTTTAATTGATCTATCTCAACGTTAAGTAAATTTGCATCAATTCTCTCGGCAATTCTTTCTTCTGCCATTTCTAAGGTAATATAAAGAACGTTTTTACCTTGTGCTAGAGAGGAGGAAGCTACATGACACATAAAAAGAGACTTACCAACACCTGTACCTGCTAGCGCAATATTAAGAGTTTTGTTAGGTAAACCGCCTTGGGTAATTTTATTAAAGAAGTCAATGTCAAAAGGAATTCTGGATTCTACTCTATGATAGAAATCATAACGGTTAGAAGAGTCGTCAAAATAATCATGACCCACGGAAGAATCAAAGCAGACCCCTAATGCATCCTGTAATAATGAAGGAATATGATCTTTGCTTAATGTTTTGTCAGTACCATCGATAATACTAATAGAATGAACTACAGCGTTATAAACTGCTTTGTCTTTACAAAAACGCTCCGTTTCATCAACTATCCACTGCTCGTTAGTTTTCTCTTCTTTAGTTGTAAGATTTTTTAGTAATTGACTAGACTCTTTAAATATACCTTCTGGTAGTCTAGAATTTTGAAGTGAAATCTCTAAAGCTTCTATGCTTGGGCATTTGTTATATTTGCTTATAAAATTAACAATTAAATTATAACATATTTTTTCACATTCTTCACCAAAGTACTCTCCCTTGAGAAAAGGCAGTACCTTGCGCATAAAATTTTCATTATGTACTAGATTCCTTAGTATCGTTGTTTCCAGACTGTTCATAATTATCTATAGCTTCTCTAAGAATATCGTTTATAATTAATTCAATTACATGGGTAAACGCAGGATCTTCAGTAGGTGACTCTTCCATGTCAGAAGGCTTATTAATTACATGAAAATCTAGTGCGACTTCCCCTTCTGTTTGCTCACTTACACTTACACCTTTTATTTGAACTACTATACCGGAAAAGTCTCCGGATAAAATTTCAAAGCCCCATTCCTCTTCTCCGGCTTTATTTGGTTCTGTAAACCATGGTCGATATAAATCGTTTCTAAGCATTTTCAAACTCTTCCGAAATCTCATCATCAGTTACTATTTCATTCATAAGAAGAGAACCTGATATTTGGTAAGTTTTTTCAATGTATGTTTGAAATTCTTTAGAGGAAATAATAGGTAACCAAAACTCTTTAGTGTAAGTCTCTTTAGCTCTTACCTTATCAGTTTCCCCTCTACGGGAATACCAACCGTTAGAAGGCTTGGTTACAAAACCACTTTCTAATGCAACATCTAAAAGCCCTGACCATTTAGAGATACCACCCTCAAAGGATACCTCAACTGGTATCTTAGATTTTTCTCTTACATATCGAGATTTTTCTACGTTAATAATAAAATTATACCCAGTTAGTTCAGTGCCGTCCTTTTCCTGCTG